AAAATCCTCGCCCGCCGCCTCCTCGCCGAGGGCGCCGCCGCCCGGACGCTGATGGCGGCGCTCAACAAGGCCGACCTCAGCTCGAACAGTCTGCAGAAGCGGGTCCTGCAGAAGCTGATCGACGACGGCGTGATCCCAGGCACGGTCAGCGGCGCGCCGGACCGATGAACAAGACCCAGCTCCTGATCGAGGAGCTCTGCAAGCAACGGAACGACGCCCTGGACGAGCTCGCCATGGCCAAGGCCGAGCTCGCCATGCTGAAGGCCGAAGCGGAGGCCCCCGAGCCCGCCCCGCCACCGCTTCGCGAGGGGCAATGATCGATGTCCGGCTCGCGACAGCGGACGACGGCGAGACGATCAAGCGGTTGCTGGAGGAGAGCGGCTACTGGTGGGCGACGGAATGCGACTGGTCCGAGCCGGCACCGTTCTGGCTCGTCGCCGAGATGGGCGGTGCCGTCATTGCCACGCTGCAGACGATCTATGCCAAGCCGGTCTGCCGGGCCGAGTTCCTCGCCGTCGACCCCGGCATCCGCAAGATCGACCGGGCCATGGCGATCAAGGCGCTCAGCTTGCAGGCCTGGGCGGGCTTCAATGCCTGTGGTGCCGACTTCGCCGCCTTCATGGTCAACGAGGGCGACACGAGCTGGCAACGAATTCTGGAGCGGCACGGCGCCTTCGTGATAGACTCCGGACCGCTGATGATGAGGAGACTGTGAGATGGGTGGAGGCTCCGAGACCACCGTCGTCAACAAGCCGGACCCGCCGACGGCGGCGGAGACGGCGCTGACCGATCAGCAGGTCCGGCTCGCCGAGACGCAGAACCAGCTCGCGGCGCAGCAACTGGCCCAGAACGAGGCCATCTTCGCGCGCCAGTCGGAGGCCTTCACACAGCAGCAAAACACCCTCGAGCAGGTCCTGGCGACCTTGAACGAGGAGCCGACGCTGACGCCCGAGGAGCAGCGCTTCCAGGAGATTCAGGGCCGCGTCGCCGAGCTGACACTGGAGCAACTGGAGGCCGGCACCGAGGCGACGCCGGAGCAGGTTGCGCTGATCGAGCGGTTGACCGAGGCTGGCATCGAGGCTGGGCAGACCGACATCGACCGCTTCCGCAAGCAGACCGGCGAGCTGATCACCGAGCAGATCGCGAGCGGCCGCGGCCTACGGCCCGGCGATGCCCCGGTGCTCGACCTCCTCGACCAGACCAACGCCGAGGCCCTGCGCCAGTTCGGCCAGCTCTCGGCCAGTTTTCGGGGTGCCGAGGCGGCCTCGAAGCTCAACTTCCCGCTCCTCGAAGGCCAGTTCCAGAACGCCCAGCTCTCGACCGCGCAAGGCCTCAGCCTCGCGGCGCAGCAGTTCCAGGCCGACCTGCGGCAGAACGCGATCCAGAACCGGCTGGCGCTGGCCGGCAGCTTCGGCGCCGACCCGAGCGGCCTCGGGTTCAATGCCGGTAGTAACATCGCCGGCACGCTCGGCGCGCTGGCCTCGGTGCGGGGCGGGACGACGACGCAGAATGTCGACAAGAAGCTCGATTTCGCGGCGCTCGCCGGCGGCCTTGGCCAAGCGGCGGTTGGTGGCGCGAAGCTCTTCGCGCTCTCCGACGAGAACCTCAAAGAAGACATCATCTCCGTCGACGACCAGGAAATCTACGACAGCCTCGTCAAGCTGCCGCTCTCGACCTGGAAGTACGCCCACGACCCCGAGGCGATCCGCCACGTCGGCCCCATGGCCCAGGACGTCAAACGCCTCTTCGGCATCGGCGACGGCCGGAAGATCAACATCATCGACGCCATCGGCACGCTCTACACCATCAGCCGTGTCCTGGCGAAGCGTGTGGAGCGCCTCGACAGCGCCAACGACGACGTTACCGTGCATGAGGGGCCGGGGCTGCATCTGGTGGAGGCGGCCTGATGGCGAATGGCGGCAGCATCGGGTTCGCGCCGGAGTTCCCCATAGGGGAGGCGATCAATCCCGGCGCACCGGTGCTCAATCCGTACGCGCCGACGCCGGGCGCACCGCAGCCGATTGGACCGGCCAGCGGTGAGCAGGCCCAGGCACTGCCGGTCTCGGGCCCCACACCGGCGCAGACCGCCCAGAAGAAGCGAACCGACATCCTGTCGACCCAGTTCGGCGACGACCCGATCGCCAGGGCCATCGGCGGAATTGGCCTGGTGTTCCAGGAGTTCAGCGCTGGGTTCAGGGGCCTGGAAGGGCCAATCGCGAAGATCCAGGAAGGCGCCCTGAAGCGACAGCAACTCAACATCCAGCGCGCGATGCTCGGATTCAAGGCGTTGGATCAGGGGGTGACGCTCGGGAACAAGCTGCCGAAAAAGGATCAAGCGGAATTCGCGAAGCAGTATGCTGCCGGCCTCAACAAGGACGGTGACGTCTTTCCGCAGCTCGAGGAATTGCTGCTGGCGGCGCTCGAGCGGCCTGATGCGTCGAAGCTCGCCGCGGCATTCGGCGAGCACGGGAACGCGGCCGCGACGGTTTGTCAGGGCGAGCGGGAGTGCATGATCGAGCTTTTCACAAATCCGCAGTTCGTCAAGACCCAGAACCGGATCGCGGACGCTGCCAATCTCGAAACCATACCGGCCAAGGTTCAGGCAATCACGAGGGTATTCGAGACCAATATCGGCCAGCAAGCGCTCGCCCCGTTCAGGAACGAGGCCGGCGAGATCGAGCTTACGATGGCGAACATTGCCGCGATCAACGCCAACATCCCATCGAACGTCGTCGGCTTGACCAGGAGCGAGCTGCGGACCCTGCGTGGCAACCTCAATATTGCCGAGCAGCTCGGGATCAAGATCAAGGTGGACGAGGATGCCGACCCCGAGTCGCCGCTGGCCGTGGCGCAGGCTGACACGCAAGCGGCTATAGATCGCGGGGATGCCCCGGAGAAGATCGCCGCCCTCGAGCAGCAGGAGCGCGATATCGCCGCCAAGCAAGCGGCGGCGAAGGGGGACCAGCGAATCGAAACCGAGAAGCTGTACGATCTCGCCGACAAGCTCAAGGCCGCCGGCGACACCAAGCGCGCGGCCCAGGTCGAGGCCATCGTCGGCAAGAAGGCGGCGCCGGCCGGCACCGCGAGCGAAGCCGAGAAGCTCGCCGCCGCCCGCGACGCCGCGACCAAGCGCGGCGACCACAGGACAGCGGCCCAGTTCGACGCGATCCTGGACAAGGAGGGCAAGTTCAAGCCGCAGGGGGACCTCCGCGAAGAGCGGCTGCTCGCGCTCCAGAGCGACCTCGCGGCGAACGGGGAGACAGAGGCCGCCGCGATGATCGGCAGTGTCCTCAAGAAGCTCGGGACGTTCGCGCAGGAGGGGGAGAGGGACACCCCGACAACCAGGAATCAGGCAGCCCGTCGAAGGCTGGAAGCCCAGCTCGCGGCGGCGGACGACCCGGAAGAGAAGGCCCGGATTCAGCGTGAAGTCGACGAACTTTCGGGTGTCATCGAGCAGGCGGCGACCGGACCTGAAAGCCGGATCGGGCAGCTCCTGGGCCTGCAAGACGCTCTCAAAAAAGAAGGCAAAACGGAATCCGCCGCCATCGTCGGCGAGGTCCTCGCCCAGGCCGCCGGCGAGCCCGTCGCACTCAACATCCTCCAGGCCGCGGGCAAGCTCCGAGCCGCGGGCGATCCCGAAGCCGCCGACCGGCTGCTTAATTCCCTGGCCCGCCGTGGTACGGCGTCGCGGGCAACCCTCCTCGATGTCGAGGAGCGGGCCGCGGCCAGGGCGGGCGGCAGGGAGAAAGGCAGGGAGAAGGAGAAAGCGAGGGTCGAAATCTTCAAGCAGACCCAGCAGCTCGCGTCGCTGTCGACGCTGATAGCGCAGGCGAAGACGTCCAAGGGCTTTACCGGCATCCGCGGCAAACTCATCTCCGACCTCGGCGGCCTCATACAGCAGTTCGCACCGGACCTCTCGAAGGACTTCGCCGCCGCCGTTGCTCCGGGAGCGAGCCCGGAGGCGGTCAAGGCATTCCAGGCCTCCGCGCGAGCCATCATTGCCCAGAACCTGACCGCACTCACCGGAGAGGAAAGTGGGCGGTTCACGGCGATGGAGCAGCAGATCACCCAGCGCGCGACGGCCCTGCTCGATGCAGGTGCGTCGCAGGAGCAGGTCGTCGGCGCGCTCTCGGCGATCCAGGCCCTGAAGGTCGTGGCGAGAGAGAACAAGTCCCTGGCCAGCGGCCACGGCACGACGTTCCAGGGGCTCGATACAGCGACCGGTATCCGCGCCGCGGCGACCCGCCTGAAGGCCATCGGGCTCACACGAGAGGATGCGGGCCGCGTCATCTCGACGATCCAGCTGCTTTCCAGGGAGCTCAAGGACAGTGGCTTCTCCACTGCTCGATAAAACCCTCGACGACGTCTTCGGCGCGCCGGCAGGCAAGGAGAGCGACGTCGAGCGCATAGTCGGGGAGGCCTTCGGCCCCTCCGACGCCGTCCCGCCCGCGGCCGAGCAGCTCGGGGTGCAGGAGATCGCCCCCGGCAGCCTGAGAGACCCCTTTGCCCGCGCCGATGTCGTCCGCGCCAGGAACTCCGCGGAGGCGGCGGCTGCCTTCTACGAGCATTTCCCGAACGGCCGCCTCCTGGTCGCCGGCGAGGAAGGCACCGTGACCCGCTTGCGCCCGGAAACGGCCGGGCGGCCGGAGGCTTTCGGCGAGGCGGAGGCGCTCACGACCGAGAAGGTCATCAACCCGGTCTACTTCTTCCAGGAGGACCCCAGCCAGCCGATACGCAGGGTCGACGACCTCGGCTTCGGTGGCTCGGCACGCGAGGCCATCCTGGACCTCACCGTCGACCTCCTGGCGCCCGACTTCGGCGCCATCGTCTTCGAGCTGCTGGCGACGCTCCCGCAAACGAAATACCTGAAGGTCCTCCCTCTCCTGTCCCGCTTCCGTTTTGCGAACAAGGCCATCCCGCTTCCCGCGCGCGTCGGGGTGGGCGCCGCGGTCGGCGAAACCGTGCAGGAGGCGACCGAAGAGGTCCGCGGCATCTCGCGTGAGTCGGTCGGTGAGCAGGCCACTGCCGTCGGAACCCAGGCAGCCCTCGCGGCCGGCGGGGAAAAAATCCTCGGGGGGGCGGCGTCGAGGGTTGTGCGGGCCGGGACCGGGCGCGGGCTCCTCAATGTCCGGCGCGGCGCAGAGGAAGCGCAGGCCGCCGCACGGAGGCTCCTCGGCAAGAAGCTCCTCCCCGTGAACTTGGTGGCCCAGCACCCGATTGTTCAGAAGCTCGGCGGGCAAGCCAGCGCCATCACGCCACGAATCGAGACTTACATCGAGGGCCTGGAGCAGACCCTCGCAGCGGCAACTCAAAAGACCCGCGACGCGCTGAAGAAGGCGGCGCCGACGACGTCAAAGGGCATAGCCCTCCTCGACCAGCAACTACGTCGCCAGGCGAACGACGTCAGGGACCTGGCGATGCGGCACGCCGGACGTACGAAACGATCCCTGTCCGACACCGCCTCGGCGTTCTCCCAGGCTCTCGTGCGGCAAGACGCCGACGCGGTGGCGAAGATCAACCGGTCCTACGAAGCCGCCCGAGCCATCGAGGAGCCAGAATTCAATTTCTCCGGACTAAGGGCCGCCGCCGACGACTCAAAGAAGGGCGTCCAGGCCCGCACCCCGGACCGTGTCTCGCCAGAAAGTGTGGATACCCCCACCATCATCCCCGGCGAGAACATCAGGCTGAACGAGGTCTCCTCGGAAGTCGACAGCGTCACCAGCGACATCTTGCGGCTGTCGGAGAATCCGCAACCCGTCACCGTCACGCTAAACGACGGGACGCAGCGCGTCGTCTCCGTCACCGACCAGCTCCGCGCGCTCCGGCAGCGGTTGTTCGACGCCAAGACGCCGATCCCAGGCGACATCGCACGGCAGCCACAGAAGGAGGCGGGGCGGCTCTTCGGCGTCATCACCGAGATGATGCGGAACCCCACGAACAGCAATAAGCAGTTCGCAAAGATGTGGCGTGGCGCCGACCGGCTGGCATCGACCCGGTTCGGCCTTCACGAGAGCGTCGTTATGACGGAGGCCGCTCGCGCCCTCCGTGACGACGGTAAGGGTTCGGTCGAAGGCCTTGTCAGCCGGTTGGGCGACCTGTCAAATCCCGACCGCATCCAGGACTTCAAAATTCTTCGCCGCGTCCTGCCCAGCGCCGAGTTCAGCAAATTGCAGGACGGCATTGCGACCGAGATGATCCGCCGGCCAGATCAAATCGCCGCGAAGCTCGATGCCGCCCAGCCGGAAGTGCTTCGCCAGGTGTTCTCCCCGAAGGACATTGCCGCGCTGAGAACGACAGCCAAGGCCTTCGACCGCATGGCGAAGGTGGGCATCAAGGGGCTTGCCGAGAAGCAGGGCAACATCGGCCGCCATATCATCGAGCTCGGCAGCTCCGGGAACAAGGCAGCCATCGATCAAATCCAGACAGCGATCAGGCGGCGTGGGGGTAAGTTGGGCGCGATCGGAACGACAGCGAGAGCGGGCATTATCGACGAAATTGTCACGCGGTCGCTCGTCTTTGAAAAGGGCGGCTCGAGGTTCGACTTCATAAAAGCAACGAGTGTCATCGACGGCCTGAAGCAATCGGGTGCGTTCCAGATTCTCACCAGGAAAGAGCGGGAATTCTTCGACGACGCAACCCGAATCCAGGACTTCCTCCGACTACTGCCCGATGCCGGCACGTCAATTCAAGCAGCTTCACTCGCCGCCGATGTTCGCGGCATCGCAGTTGGAAGGTCTCCGATTAAGGGCTTGCTTCGCCTGGCCGAGAACCTGACCGTTGGACGCCTCTTCGCCAGTCCGGTCGGTATACGACTCCTAACGGGCTTCGGGCGAAAGAAAAAGGCGATCACCCGCTCGGACCGAATCGCAGCTCTCGCCGCCGCGACCGCGCAGATTGTCACCGGCAACCCGGTGGAGAGGGCCCAAGACGTCGAGGACTTCGCAAACATGGTGGCCGGCTTCGCCTCCGGCGCCGGCGCCATCGCCGGGCGCTTCATAGACGAAGTGACCAGCGCCCAGCAACCGAATGCCCCGTAAACACCCCGAGCAAGACCTGCAGCGCGTCTGCGCCGACTGGCTCCAGATCCTGGAGAACCAGGGCAAGCTCGCCTTCTTCCATCCCCCCAACGGCGGCTGGCGCTCGAAGGTCGAGGCGGCGATCTTCACCAGCCTCGGCGTCAAGCCGGGCGTCTCCGACCTCTGCATCCTCATGCCCGGCGGCCGGGTCGGCTTCATCGAATTGAAGGCCCGCGCCGAGACGCCGACCGACAAGCAGCTCGACTTCATGGAGAAGTGCCAGCTCCTCGGCATCCCGACCGCGGTCTGCTGGAAGTTCGAGCAGGTCGAGGACGTGGTCCGGGGGTGGCTTGAATCCTGAATTCCGTCGGAACGCGTTCCATTGCGTTCCATTACGTTCCATTAATTCACCGCACCCTTGAATAATTCGTGACACCAATTCTTTTTGGCGGTTTTCCGCCGTTTTTACGGTGCGAAAATAAACCGGTTTATTTTTCAACGTACCTCATGATGACATTTGACCCCCACCCCTGGTGTACCCGTAAATCCGGTTCGGTACGAAACCCCCCTCAAAAAGGGGTAGGTTCCGTTCCGAAAAAAGATGCTTGACGGAGGATGACAACACACAGTAGCCTCCGGGCATGGTCATGCTCATTCCGTTCCTCAGATCGCCGCCGACCAAGAAGGTCGAGCTCGGTTACACCATAAGGGTCTATTTCGACCCGAGGTGGGATGCTTCCGTCGGCCCCGTTGGCGTAGACGTCACCAACGAGGAGTACAAGATCGAGGCTGACCCGGCTCAGTTCGTCGAGCACCTTGAACGCATCATCGACGACACCCGCAAGTTTGCGCTGGAGGGGCTCGGCGTCTCCATGGGTAAGGCGGATAAATAGCATGCCGACCTTCCAAGCTCGCGTCGCCGAGCATGCCATCGAGGTCCGCGGCCCCTATGCCGAGAAAGACAGATTAAAGTCGATTGCCGGCGCACTCTGGAACCCGAAGGCGAAGTGCTGGTCGTGGCCGAAGACGCCGGCGGCGGCGGCGACGCTCTCCGAGCAGCTCTACCCGGAACTCGAGAACGACTTGGCATTCCATGAGCTAGTGCGACAAGATGCCGCACGGGCCGTGGCGATGTCGGTGCTGGGCAAACCTGTGTTCAGGATATCCCCGGAAAACTCTAAGGGCGGTCTCTGGGAACACCAGACCGACGCCTTTAACTTGGCGCTGGCCTCGTCTGCCACAATGCTCGCCATGGACATGGGCACCGGCAAGTCCAGGATCGCAGTCGAGCTCTTCAACCACACGACCATGATGCTGATCCTGATCATCTGCCCGAAATCGGTCATGCGTATCTGGCCGAAGCAGTTCGAGCTCTGGGCCGGCAAGCCGGTCGACGTCGTGGTCCTGGACCAGAAGCCGATGACGAAGCGCATCGTGACGGCGCAGTTGGCAATCGACGTCGCCAAGGCGAAAGGCCGCGCCGTCGCCTTCATCATCAACCATGAGGCCGCCTGGCGGGAGAAGTTCGCCGAGCTCGCCCTTGAGATCGACTGGGACCTCGTCGTCTGGGACGAATCCCACCGCGGCAAGGACGCCGTCGGCAAGCTCAGCCTCTTCATGCAACAGCTCAGCCGCGTCGCCACCCGCCGCCTCTGCCTCACCGGCACGCCGATGCCGCACTCGCCGCTGGACATCTTCTCGCAGTACCGTTTCCTCGACGCCGGCATCTTCGGCTCGACCTACGGCCCCTTCAAGCGGCGGTATGACGCCGAGGCCGACGCCTCGGCCAGCAACCCTATTCGCCGCCACCGCTACGGCGCCCGCCTCAGCCTGGAGCAGGTCGGCGAGAAGATCGACGTCAAGAGCAAGATCGTGCTCCTGTGGGAGATCGGCAAGATGGAGGTTTGGGCGGCGAAGATCGGGGCCTTGGCGCACTGCTTCGGCATGCCGTCGGCAAATCTGGAGCAGGAAATCCTCGACTGGAAGATCGGACACGGCAACCACGCCGCGGTCATCAACGAGGACGAGCTCAACTCGAAGTTCTTCTCGATAGCCTACCGGGTCAAGGCCGACGACGTCCTGGACCTGCCGGAGTACCACTACATCACCCAGCCGGTGACGCTCGACAAGAAGACCCGCGCCGCATACGACGACATCGAGAACGACTACTACGCCAAGCTGGAGGAGGGCGAGGTCGCGCCGTCGAACGCGCTGGCCCAGTCGATCCGGCTGAGGCAGGTCTGCTCGGGCCACATCAGGAACGAGGAGGGTGCGCTCCTGGAAATGGGCGACCACAAGATCGACGCCCTGCGCGGCATCCTCTCGGATGTCGACGAGCCGGTCGTCGTCTTCGTCACCTTCCGACCCGACCTCGATGCGGTGGGGGCCATCTGCGCCGAGCTAGACCTCCGCTACGGTGAACTCTCCGGCAAGCAGAACGATCTCACAGAGGACGCCCTGATGCCCGAAGACATCGATGTCCTCGGTGTCATGATCCAGTCCGGCGGCGTCGGCATCGACCTGACGCGGGCCAGCCTCGCGGTCTATTTCTCCTGCGACTGGAGCCTGGCGAACTGGCTGCAGAGCCAGAAGCGCCTGCACCGTCCGGGCCAGGACCGGGCGACACGGTTTATTACTTTGGAGACCGAGGGCACGATCGAGGGCCGCGTCTACGAGGCGCTGCGGCGTCGCGAGGATGTGGTCGAGAGCGTTTTGATGCGAGGGAAGGAATGACCGACACCGCCGTACAGACCAACCTCGAGGCCGTCCGGGCCTGGAAGAAGAAGTGCCCGGTCGTCCTCTGGCGCACCGAGCACGGGGCGACGCAGATGGAGCTGGCGGCGCTGCTGGGCGTGACCTTCAGAAGCGTTCAGAACTGGGAGGGCGGTAGCATCTTCCCGCGCGACTCCATGGACGAGATCGGCGTGGCGACGGGGATCACCGAGTTTACCTATCGCGAGTGGTGGGAGGCGAAGCCGTGAAGATGCCCTGGTCTAACCCCGCAAGGCCGTGGATCAACCGCGACAAGTATAACAGGAAGATCAATTCGACAGGCAAGCGGCGGAACCAGCTTCTTTGTGACATTGGCGCGGAGCTCACCGACCACCGCCACCTGTTGAGCGAAATCATAACTGCTGTACGCACAAACAACCAAATCTCGGCGGAGCAAACTGAAATTTTGAACCGCATTGAAATGAACACGAGGATTGGGAGGCGAAGCCATGACAGAAACTGACACCCCCCGCGCCGACATCCGCACCGTCAAGCGGTTCGCGATCCTGAACGACGAGAAGAAGTCCCTCGACAAGCAGCTCGCCGACGTCAAGGCCCAGATGAAATCCCTGGAGCCTTCCGTCATCGAGTATTTCGAGCGCCAGGGCATGCAGTCGGCCAACGTCGAGGGCTCGACGGTCTACCTACGCCGCGAGCTCTGGGCCGGCAAGGCCGACGATGTCACCAACGACCAGATGCACACCGCCGTCATCGGCACCGAATGGGAAGGCGCCGTCGCGCCTCGAATGAACACCCAGACCATGAGCGCCTTCATGCGCGAGATCGAAGCTCAGATGAAGGCCGAAGGCACGATGCCGAACGACCTCCAGCACGTCATCCCCGAGCCGTTGCGCCCGTTCCTGAAGCTGAACGAGCTCTTCAAGCTCGGGGTGAGGAAGAGTTGATGGTCATCGACAAAGGAGACGTCGCGCAGGCGCTCGAGGCTGTGGAAAATATCGGGGATGCGCTGACCAGCATCAGCACGTCGCTTGATAATCTCACAACTGCAGTAGAGGCCGCCGGCCTCGGCGTTCGGCATCCCGGTACGTCGATGGGCGCCATTGAGCTGTTGGCGCTCGAAATCAAGAACGGTCTCGGTATGATTGCCGACGGCCTCTCAATAAACGAACGATAGGAGCACATACCCATGGCAAAAGACCAAGAAGTAGCGACGATTCAGACCAACTACCCCGTCCTCACATCCGACCTCTCCGAGCTGCGCGAGGTCATCGCCGCCAACGTCGGCCAGGCCGGCATGACCGAGTTCGACCTGCCGCGCCTGAAGGTGCCGGCCGGCGGCGGCCTCTCGTGGCAGATCGAGACCATGTCCGGCACGACCGAGGAGAAGATCGTCTCGGGCATCATCATCCACTGGCGCGACGTTCGCGGCTACTGGGCGCAGTCGTTCGACGAGAGCGGTGGCGGCTCACCGCCGGACTGCTCCTCCGACGATGCCGTCGTCGGCGCCGGCAAGCCGGGCGGCGATTGCGCGGTCTGTCCGCTGGCGCAGTTCGGCTCCGACGACAAGGGCCGCGGCCAGGCCTGCAAGGCGATGCGGCTCCTCTTCATGTTGCAGCCCGGCAAGCGCTTCCCGACCGTCGTCGTGGCGCCACCGACCTCGCTCCGGAACTTGAGGAAATACTTCCTCAACCTCGCCAACGAGAGCTACCGCTACAGCGCCGTGATGACCGAGCTGGCCCTGGAGAAGGACAAATCCGCCGACGGCATCTCCTATTCGAAGATCATCGCCAGGCCGGCGGGCATCCTCGACGACGAGATCATCGCCGCGGCCGAGCGCTACGCCGAGGCGATCATGCCGCACCTGGCGGCGCAGACGATCGACGGCGCCGACTATCACGAGACGACGGCGGGCGAGAGTGACCGCTCAGCTAGCAACTGAGCGCGGCCCGCCTTGACAGGGCGCGGCCCCACCGTCCGCGCCCTGTCGTTTTCTTGTTGGTAGCCCATGGACTACGACCTCCCGACCCTCGACACGCCGGCGATGCGCGAGCTGGCCGAGCACTCCAACTGGGTCGCGTGGAGGGAGGTCATCCGAGGCGGCAAGGCGACGAAGGTGCCTATCGACCCCAAGACCGGCAAGTTCGCGAGCGTCACAAACCCCCGGACCTGGGGCACCTTCGATGAAGCCTACGCGCTCTGCCAGCAGTCGGTCGAGTACGCCGGCATCGGCTTCGTCTTCACCGACAGGTTGCCCTACACCGGCGTCGACCTCGACAAGTGCCGCGAGCCCGAGACCGAGGCCCTGGAGGACTGGGCCACAGGCTATGTGGAGAAGCTCTCCTCCTACACCGAGGTCTCGCCGAGCGCCACCGGCGTCCATATCATCGTCCGTGGCAAGCCGACGCTCGACCGGAAGCGCATCGGTAAGCTCGAGGTCTACCCGTCCTTAAGATACTTCACCGTCACCGGCGTCCACGTCGAGGGCGCGCCGGACGTCATCAACGAGCGCTCGGCCGAGCTCGACGAGATCCTGTCGACGGCCTACAACCAGGGCCCGGCGGCGGAGCGACCGACCGGCGACGTCGACCTCGACGCGCTGATCCTGGAGATCAAGGAAGACATCCATCCCGACGCCACGGCGCCGCAGATCAAGCTCGACGTGCTCTCCGCCAACGCCACGATCGTCAAGCAGACCTGGGACCACGAGCGCAAGGATGGCAAGGACTGGTCGCTGTCGCAGTGGGACATGAGCCTGGCCAACTTCTTCATCGCCGCCGGCTGGAGCCACCGCGAGATAGGGGCCGCCCTGGTCGCCCACAGGAGGCGCTGGGGCGGCGACAAGCTCGACCGGGTCGACTACTACGCGCGCACGATTCTGGCCGCTCACGACGGCCGCGGGCGGGACGAGGCGCAGGAGAGGATGGCGGGGGACAACTTCAAGCATCTGAGCCCCGAGGATCAGGAGCGCGTCGGCCTCGACAGCCTCAGCCAGGTCTATGGCGTCGGCTTTAGCCGCGTCACCAAGTATGTCGGCGAGCCGACGACCTGGGTTATCACGACAGAGCTCGGCCAGATCACCGGCGGCATCGACATGTTGATGAAGCAGGACAGCTTCCGCCGCGCGATGGCCGAGGCGACCGACGTGCTCTTGCCCAAGTGCGGCCCGACCATCTGGGAGGCGCGGGCGCAGATGCTGCTGACCGCCGCCCGCCACGATACGCTCGGCGACGATGCGACGGTGCGGGGGCAGATCGAGAGCTGGTTGATCGAGTACATCGCCTTCGCCCCGACCGCGCCGGCCGACTTCGAGGACGCCACCGTCCTCGCCGGCGATCCCTTCTACCGGAACGGACGGCTGCACATCGTCGGCGAGGGCTTCCGGCTCTGGCTGCTCAGGGTGCGGATGGAGCGACCGACGGCGGCGAAGCGGGGCCTGATGCTGCGCCTGATCGAGGCCGAGCCGGCGAAGGTGACGGCGGTCCGGCCGGACGGGCGGCCGACGAGCCGATCGGTGTGGATGCTCCCGATGGGGTTCGAGAAGCGGTTCGAGGAGGTGTGAGGTGGCAGGGTGGCAATGGGCTGATTCGAAGGAGTTAGCGATTTTGTCGGAGTGTTTCGAGACGCCGGAGTGGGCCATAGACGCAATTCTTAGTAAGGAAACCCTGACCCATACCGTGTTCGATCCTTGTTGCGGTCGCGGTCAGATGGCTGAAGCGGCAAAAAAACTCCGGTATCCAAACGTGGTTGCCCATGATCTGCATGACTGGGGCTATGGTGTGACTGCGATGAACTTCTTGGATCAGTCGCCGCGCTACCGGCCCGACTTGACCGTCTTCATGAACCCGCCGTTCTCGCTGGCCACCGAATTCGTGCTACGCGCCCTCAACCGTCAGGCCCGCAAGGTCGTCTGCTTCCAGCGCTTCGCCTGGTGGGAGAGTCAGAAGCGGCGCGAGTTCTGGGCGAAACACCCGCCGAATCGCGTCTACATCTGCGGTGATCGAGCACATTGCTGGCGGATCGACATCCCGCCGGAGGAACGCAAGAGCAGCACCCCGACCGCTCACGCCTGGTTCGTCTGGGAGCGCGGCCACCCGCCCGGCACGCAGCTCGGGCACATCTACAAGGACTAAAGCGCCCCGCAGAGCGCCTCGATGCTCGCCACCAGCCCCGGATACTCGCCCCGGTTCCGCTGGATCGACGAGTAGGGCTGGCCACAGAAGGTGAAGACGTTGACGGCCAGGGCCTGGTCGGCGGCGTCCTGGGTCTTCTTGCCGATCGCCGGCAGGACCGTGCTCATGGTCGTGCAGCCGCTAATGGTCAGCATCGCCGCCAAGATTAAAGCGAGCGGCCAGTTCTTCGCGTTCATCATCGTCCAGCCTCCTCATGAAGATCGTCCTGTTATAGTGCCAGGGCGGCCAGCCGGCCAGCCGGACGCCCCAGTACATAAGCCTGCCCCACCACTTGCCGGCCCGCGCCGTGACGCAGTCGCGAAGCTCGCGGTCGGCGCGGGCGCGGTCGAAGCGGTCGCCAGGGGTTGCATAGCGCCAATCATGCTTGCGGCAGCAGTCACCGTAGTATCGTTTCTCGCCGGCGACCTCGATGACATCGGGCCAGCGAGAGCACCAGTCTTTGCGCTCCGCGCCCAGATATCGGGGGACCCTCCTCATCGGTTCGGCGTGATGTAGACGAGCCCGGCGACGATGACGCCGGTGAGCAGGGTGTCGAGATGGAGGTCGAGCCGGACCCACTTCTCGGCGATCTGCATGAATAGCTCGAAGGCAAAGCACCCGGCCGCACCGCCGACCAGGGCCTTCCTGACGCTCCAGAGCGCACCCATCAATAGCCCCTCGCCCCGCCCTTGACCTTGCGCTTCGCGGGCTTCCCGAGCTTGGTCCGGCCCTTCTTCGCCTTCGTCTTCGTGGTCTTGGGCTTCTTGGCCACCCTACTCCACCCCTTCCCTGAAGAGCGCCGCGATCCGCGCCGCCCGCTCCGGTGTTTGCCTGGCCCACTTCGAATCCAGCGCCTCGACCGCGGTGCCCTCGTAGTCCCGGCGCTCCAGGCATGCGATCATCTTCTTGAATTTGAGCACGCCCTGCAGGCCCATCTGGAACGTCATGTTCACCAGCGCCCGCTGCGCCGGCTCGACCAGCGCCCGCCACCAGACCATGTGGATGTCGAGGCCGCGGACGGCGTCGTCGATGTCGTGGTCGAGGAGATAGCGTGCCTCCTCGAGGGTGATGCCGCCGCCCTTGCGGCCGTCGATCAGCCTTCCGATGCCGATGGTCCAGTAGCCGCGACTGTCCTGGTAGACGTGCTTGACGAAGCCCTCGTCGGCGCGCAGGTCCTTGGTGAGCTGGACGCGGTTCATCTGGCTCGCCCGCGATGCCACTCTCGTATGGCCAACGCGATCCGCAGCCCGACGAGGACGACACCCCCAACGGTCAACACGATGCCGGAACCTGTCTGCAGGGCCTGGACCCACCAAGGACTGGTCACGGCGAGGGTTGCCAGGGGCGCGTCGATGGCGGTCTTGATGATCACTTCAAAATCTTCTCAAAAGAGTTGGCCCGCAAGAATTCCCGAACGGTCTCGATCGGAATGTGAAAGCCCATGTGAGAGACCGCCTGGAAGCCGGCCGCCCGCATCTTGGAGGGGACGCCGATGAGCTCGAAACGCTTGCGATCGATCGAGTAGCGGAATAAGCCGCCGCCGCTGTTGCCGAAGATGATCGGCGCCGTCGCAAATAAATATCGATAGCCCTGGATTTGGTGATCGGTGCCACCGAGCTCTCCCCGCGTCGCGAACGGCGGCTCGCCCAGGCCGGCGCCGACAGCCCATACCTCGTCCATCAGGTGCATCGTCCCGGATTCCGGGAAAAGCAGCGCGACATTGGCGACGCCATTCTCCCGGTCTACGAGACGAAGCAGCGCCAGGTCGGCCGGCTTGTCGTAAGCGACGATTTCAGCCGACTTCCCGCGCGTGCCTATCGCCTTGGAGCAAGCGTTGTAGTCGACCCATTTGATGGTGACCAACTGACGCCTCTCCTTCTCGACCTTCTCCCCCTTCTTGGGGTCCCACTCCTCCGAGAGCGACACGGCGCCGCCGATGACATGGAAATTCGTCAGCACCAGCGTCGACCACACATCGGCCTTGGCGGCAGAATGAATGACGGTGCCCGAGCCGGTGCCGCCGCTGACGGCGACGATGACGCTCGTGTAGAGCATCTGGTCGTGCTTCGGCCCGCAGCCGGCCCACACCAGCGACGGCCACAACCAGATGATCAAAAAGGGAGTGCGAGCTTCATGTGCCTGTCTCCTCAGCGAAAATTCACCGCCAGCGGCGATGCCTGCGCCGGGCATAGTAGCATATTTTGTGCCCGTGTCATGCCAACGTACAAGGTCCGAATGACCGCGTCGCGAGCGGCGCCCCCTTTGGCCCAGGCGATCGCGGCCTCGCGGCTGAGGTCGGGGTAGACCGCGACCGCCAGCGCCTCGCCGCCCTTGACGCTATGGATGGTGCCGACGATCAACTTCGGCCTGGCGCCAGGGTCGAGCATCCTCGGGTTCCGGGCCAGCGCCCGGACCACGTACTCCAGTGGCTTCCGCCGGCTCGCCACCGTCGCCGTCTCCAGGAAACGGAACAGGCGCTCGCGGTCGGACCAGGGGTGGAACGGATCGGTCCAGGGCCCGTCGGCGAGCAGCTCGAAGAGCTCCGGCCCGGCCGCGGCGGCCTTGCCTTTCGCCGCGGCCTTCTCGTCGATCGCCTTCTTGGCACCGTGGCGAAGGCAAGCCGTCGACTTGACCAGTCCGGACCAGGCTTTCACGTCGGCCCATGTCCAGTCCGGCGACAGCCCGCTCTCGTCGGCGCGCAGGAAGGCGGCGATCCGCCCGACCGTCGAGCCGGCGCCGGTGTTCCACGGGTTCCAGTCGCCCCTGTTGCGCCTGTAGGGATTGTGGAAGACGTGGCCGGCATCGCGGAGGTACTGGATCGTCGGCCCGAGCATGTAGGAGCAGGTCGCCAGTATCATCGCCTCTTGCCCGGCCTCCAGGCGTGGCTCCAGGGCACGGACAAGAGCCTCGGGCGCACCCCAGGTCGCCTCCACAGGCGCGACGCTGCCTTCCTGCCAGGTCGGGATGAAGGCCTTCGGCTGGCGGTTCGAGCATTGCTCGATCCAGCGCTGGCTGACGTCGAAGATGGTGCGCGGCAGGCGGTGCGATTCTGAGAGGATCTTCTTCTGCTCGGGCGGGATGTCGTCGGCGATCAGGTGGCTCGGATCGGCGCCGGCGTGGCTGAAGAGCGTCTGGTCGTCGTCGGAATAGAGCACCAGATGGTCCATGTGCTCGGCCCAGCGCCGGACCAGGCGGAGCTGCAGGACGGATAGGTCCTGGGCCTCGTCGACGAAGCCGACCACAGGATCGCCAGGCGCGCGGTCGAGGTCGGCGAGGCCGGTCTCCAGCAGGTCGGTGAAGTCGAGGTAGCCGGTCTGGGCCTTGAAGTCGTCCCACAGGACCGCGAAGTCGAGCAGGCGGTCGGGCCAGGCCTTGCGGTCGACCATGCGGTGGCGGAGGAGCTGGCACTCGGCCATCAGCCGGGCGCCGGGCGAGCTGCCGCCGATCTCCGCACCCAGGCCGCTCTCGATCTGGTCGTCGGGCGCCGCCAGGGCGAGGTTCGGATACTGCTCGTCGAAGGCCTTCGCCTTGAGCTCGGCGATGTCGGGGCGGCCCAGCGCCTGGTAGAGGATCGAGTGCAGCGTGCCGATCTGGCCGTCCGGGATCAGCGCCTCGTCGCCGACCTCCGGAACCTCGGCGATGCGTTGCTTGATCTCGGTCGCCGCGGCCTTTGTGAAGCTCGTTATCATGACGCCGGGCCAGCCGTGCTTGTCGGCCGCGGCGACGGCGTTCTTCTGGAGGGAGGTTGTCTTGCCGGTGCCGGGGGGTCCGAAGACGCGGTATTCACGCATCTTCGGGCCCGACCTCCTCAGCAAGTATCACGCCCACCCCTTCAACACCCGCCCCAGCTTCGCCGCCACCGCCTGCCGCGCCCGCGCCTTGGCCTCGGCGTCCGAGCGCGTCCGCTTCTCGGGCCGGTTCCAGGTCCTCTCCGCGCGCTTGCCCTCGCGCGCCAGGATAGCATCGTAGCGGGTCCTTTTGTGACGGATGTAGGCGACGAAGGAGCGGTGCGCGAGGGTATCGACGTCGGCCCCGGAGCGGAAGGCGATGCCGTCCTCGATTGCCCGACGCGCCGCACCCTCGACGACCTCGACCGGGGCGCGGGGCCAGAGCTGGGCCATCCTGGCGGCGAGCTTCTCTACCTCACCCGCCACACCCGAACCCCGCTCACGCCGCCCTCGACCACGCGCCGGGTCTCGAACACCGCGCCGTCGCCCTGGCGCCCGGCATAGCGCCGCGCGTGGTCGCCGAGCGCGGACTGATGCCGGTCGATGCTCTTGCCCTCCGGCGTCGCGACGAAGAAGGAGTCGCCCTTGGTCTTGCCGCGCGGCGCCTTCATGTCGGGCCAGGGATATTTGAACGGCGGCCCGCGCTTGGAGCCGCTGAGGTTGGCGACGCGGGGGTCGGGGATCGCGACGTCGTTCTGAAGCTCGATGGACATAATCACTTGACCTCCTGACTAAGAAGGGTGTATAGCATGTGCTGCATAGTGATGTCAACCGAGGGATAAAGCGGATGAAAAAGGTGATTAAGTTTGCGAGCGGGCTGGTGAGCTGGTCCGGGCTGATCCTGGCGCTGGTGATGCTGGTCTGCCGGGCGGGCAAGGGGAAGCGGCGATGAAACCGATAACCATGGCCGGGCACGGGGTCGACGAGGGCGATAGCTATATCGTCACCTTGGAGAAGGATCGGAGGGCGCTCGTCGGGCACAAGAAACGGCGAGAGCAGACAGAGAAACTCGCCGCCAGGATATATAACGCGGCCTTCGAGGCGGAAGAAGCCGAGACCCTGAACAAGGTCGTCGACGAGCTATTCGAGAAGCCGGCCCGCACCCCCCTCCGCCGCGCCGACGACTGCCCCCGCGTCCATCCCGCCGCCATAGCGGTCATCAACGCCGCCATGGAGGCGTACCAGTGGGAGCGGGCCTGGGATGCAGGGACGCCTGCCCTGCCGCATCTGAAGCGGGCCAGGGCGGCGCTGCGGGCGGCGTGCGACGAGCTCAGCGCGGAGCATGACGGGGAGTGGAGGGGTTATGATGAGTGATCTCAGGATATCGAGCCGGCGTGGTCGCTTCACGATTCCGATGGAAATGCTCAGCGACGACATGCCGGCCGTCCAGGCCGTGTTCGCACTCTGCGTCCCGTTCCGAGCCGAGATGCTGTTCCACACCGATGTGGTCGAATACGCCGCGATCAGCCCGGCCTTCGACGAGCTGGGCAAGCTCGAGCTGATGCCCTGGTACGACGTTGAGATCAACCGCGACGGGCTGACGGTCGGGGTGCGGTTTGTGCGGAGGGCGGGATGACCATCCTCACCCCACCGGCCCAGGAATGGCTCGCCCTCGCCAAGGACGCCACCGATCGCGACGAGGGCGACCCCGGCCTCATCGAGGCGCTGGTGCCGATCAAGACGCACGCCGACCTGCTCCAGGCCGGCTACGTCACGCGCTATCATCCGAATCGCGGCCTGGCGCAGGTGCGGTGCATAATCACGCTCATGGGACGGGCGAAGTTGAGAGAGGAAGCCTGATGGAAATGATCTTCAATCGCGTCCTTGTGCCGGTGATGAAATTCTGGGTCGTCGTGGCGGGGCTCGCGGCGTTCGTCGCCGCGCCGCTCGCGGCGGCCGGCTGGGCCATAGCCTGGCTATTTGGAGTAGTGTGATGCCA